GCCGGTCGCTCGCGACTTGCGCCGCCAAGGTAAAGATAATGCACTCGATAGGAAAGCAACAAGCCGACCCCATTGGGGCGAACTTGGCCAACCGAACCACCTGCTCATCGCAGATGGAATGAGTGCATCTCGTACCTAGTAGCCAGTAAAGTAGGGGTGTTCCTTTGAACACCTCTTTTACTAGCTCGAGCGTCACAGAGTCAGAAGCTGCTGAGAGGTCGATCGTGGCAAACGAGTCAGTCAAGCTCCCTAAAAGAGCTAGCTTACCCGATTTACTTTGATCGTGCAAGTCTACTCGGTCCTTCCACCATTTTGAAGTGGTGAAGAGCTGATCCAGACTACGCAAAACCGCTTGCTGGTAGAATTGTAATTCAACCGGCTCAGCAGAAATACCTCTTAACTTCTTCCAAGTCTTAGGGACTGGAATAAAGCGTGATGTCCTAGTGGACTTTTCAGGCTTTACCCACGGACAATAGTCCGCTTCAGTTCCAAGACTGTACCGGCCCAGGAGATGTGCGATACGTGCGTCGGAGTTCATATGGAGGTACTTATCGTACCAGCATTTAACTTCAACGTCCGCCGTCGCACCTGGACCGTGACGTGGACGAAAAGGATCTGGTTTCCAATCGACAAGATGAAGACGCGCAAGCGCATTCATTTCGTCAAGGAGATCAGAAACTTCGGGGTTTTCCCGAAGTAGCGATCGCTTAGACAAATCATGCTCGAAACTGATGAACTCGGCGTTAGCCAGTTCTACCAAATCGGGACGGTCTAGCTGTATTTTCGAAAGAAAACAGCAGACTTGATGAGCTAAGCGAAGGGCCTCCACATCCAACATCTCTCCATCACTGACTCGTTTACAAATGAGACGAATCAGGGATAACACTATCCCAGCCGAAGCTGGAGCTTTGATTCCGTTAGGAAGAGCGCCTTTAAAGCGTTCTGAGCTAGACATTTGGACTAATATCCAATCATCTAGTTCATCAAGGAACGAGAGATAGATCGTAAGATCTACCTCTTTAGAACCGCCAAAGAGTGGCATTGACAAAATGCGACCCTTTCGACCGTTCAGTTCCTGGAGGGAACCTCCAAGCATGACGTTGGTATCAAGGAGAATTCCTGCCCAAAGTGTAAGCCCATTGCATATACTGCAATGGTCTTCCACCTGAGAAGGAGTGACTCTGTGGCTACTAATTAAGTAGCTAGTAGTACAAGCAACTTTCTGCCGTACAGATGTTAGTTCTTTTACTAACATAACCTTCAAAACCTCCTTTGGTTAGAAGTTACAGCTGATGGCTATATGCCAACAGGTGTTAGTGCGCC